CAACAGGCGATGCACCTTGGCCATTTGCAAGACCAACTCCAGTTTGCATAATCAACTGAAGCTTGTTCATCATTATTCTGTTGCCAGGCGAGCCAATAAGTTCGCCATTTATAGGAGCAACTATCCTTTCTTTTATCTGTATTGCGTTTGTCCCATAGTAGGAGTTTGGCAAATCAGAAAACGAATTAATGTTAAATTCGCATATGCTATATTTTGTAAGATCGCTTGAATCTTCTATAGGGTCTTCTGTAACGCCAAACAGGTTTTTCCCATAGCAAAACGCGTATGAGTTTGCTAGATGCCTTCCGCCAGAAGACCCAGATGTTAGCTGGAACCAGAAGTTTGTTGTTTCAGAATAACACCACGTTATGTTCTCGGTCGGGAACGTCATGATTATAAAATCCTGACCCTCCAGCTTAACGTTAAGCATAAAACAGTCTGATACAGTGCCATAGTTCTCTATTGCGTTCGCAATCTGACCACTTACTGGTCTTATTTGAGAGCTAATCAACTGATAGACGGTTCTGTCATCTCCCAAGAAATACAAAAACTGGTCTGTGTTACATATGCAATATATTCCAGATATTCCCTTGGCGATGATTCCCCCTTCCACCCTGTCGAATGGCGGGCTTCCAACACCAGAGTTGTACCAAACTTCTATACTCTTTTCGCCAAACAAATACAGCAATTGGTTAAAAGCATATGGCCTTACAAGATCATCGCCCAATGCTTCTGCTGTTGCATAATTTAATGGGTTTAATGATGACGGGTCTCCTACGTCAGAAACGATAAATCCGCCGCCTATGCCATCATATATCCATTGATTATTGATAAATGCGACTGCGTTTGGCTCGTCAAGATTTGGGTCAACTATTTCAGAAAATGTTGTTCCATCATATTTATAGGCACGAGCATCTGCGACTATTACCATCACAACGCCGTCATCTGCAAAAACGCATCTTCCAGTGCCAGCTATCTCGCCTATTCTGGTGGGGTTTCCGTAGGCAATTGCTCCGTCATATGCAATCGTGCCGCCAACATTGGTTATCTTGTATAAGCCCTGATCTCTGACTTCATATAATGTGTTTTTAAAAACATGAAGTCCACGATTAATGCCAGATGGAAAGTTAACGCCATACGGAGAATATGCAATTCCAGTTACGCCAGGCCAACACATAAGGGCAGCCGGGCTTCTTCCTGCTTCCGTTATCTGCGGATACAGGTTTATCGTTGATTGAGGACTAAACTGCCTTGATCTTGATGTAGACGATTGGCCAACAATTGGAATAGTGACTGGCTTCATCATGGCGTTGGCCCACCATAGCGCATAGCAGGTGCAGGACCATGCCTGCCTTTCTTGTCTTCACGGTTTGCACTCATGACGGCTGCCATGAACTTTTGGTAGAAGTATTCGCTTTTGTCTTCTTGAAGAGACCACTGATACAGCGCCCACAAAGACCCAAACAGATATATGCTTGGATGTCTTGCAAGCACAGAGTTGCTTGTGTTTGTGCTAGATAGCGCTGTTGGCCTAGCATAGTACTGCATATCTACTGAGTACGTGCTGTCCGGGGTACGGTCAAACTCAAGCTGACTAGTAACCGTAAAAAGTTTTGGCATGCCAGAGTCTGCAGTGACATACATGCCTTCAGGCGTAGATTGTATCAGCTCGTAATATTGTGAGCCTGACACCATCCTGAGACGCCGCATCTCAAGAAAGCCTTGAGGCAGACTTAAAAACCTGCCGCTTGTTGTGGCAGTAGATCGGGTTTCCATGTCCCTAATTCTGAGCCATTTATACATTTCAGACTCAGCAAGGTCTATGAAGTCATCCAGCCTGCTGGCTACGTCATTGCGGTGCGACCAGGACTCGATGGCATCACGGAGTCCGAGATAGGTTGTAAGGGACATACGATCACCAAAAAGCCCGTGGAGTTAACCCTATTATAGGCATGAAGTTCAAAACGGGCCATCAGCTTAGGTAACCACCACTCAGGCCCCTTCTGGATTAGGTGGGCGTTCCTGCCATCTGAGAGGATCTTGGCAGCTGGACCTGTGTGTATCGTAAAGAATCCCACATGCTTGGTGACCCGCTTAAGGTCATCCAGCACAGCATCAAGGTGCTCAGGCTCAATGTGCTCAAGGACATCAATGCAACATACCATGTCATGCGGCTCAGGAGGCTCATCAATGCCGGGTATGCCAGGGTCATACAGTGTAAGGCTAACAGGATGATTAACTTGCAGCGATTGGCCTAGACGCCCCTTGCCTGCGCCATAGTCAAGAATATGGTTGATGCCAGTGCTGTTGATCAAATGGCTAACCCGAGGCGCAAACTCTACTGATGCCGTCCCATAGTTTGGCAACTCCCGGTGCATGCGCTGCTGCTCTGCCTTATAAGCTGCTGAAATAGTCACATGTACTCCTTGAGGCGGTCTAAAACAGGTTTCGCATGCACAGAGTTCCCCATGATCTCTAGCCATGAGCAGTGAGCGAGCATTGCCTCTTTCTCGTCGAACCACTCCTGAGCGAAATCGCATCGTCGGCACTCTTTATATCCCGGCACGCCCTGCGTGTAGTGGATAAGCTTGGCATTAGGGTTGTAGGTCGCATAGCCTACCAAGTGATTCCAGTCTGGCGATAGGCGGCCAATGCTCTTCGCCCATGAAAAGTCCTGTGGGTTGCCAGTCTCGATCAGCTCAGGCGTCAAGTCACGGCACTCTGAACAGTTAAATAGCATCACGGAGGGGCGTTCAAAAGCAAAATTACCAGCAAAAGGCACAATATCAACGCTAGACCCCGACTGAGAATCAAATAGCTCAGCGACATCCCCGAGGACGAGCATGTCCGAGTCAATAAACAGCGCTTGTCCTTCATAGTTGCACAGGTACGGCACCAAATATCGCGAAAACGTAAAACTGGTAAGCCCTCTGCGCTTGATTGGTAGCTGCTCCAAAATCAATGGAGTTATTGCCACTGGCTGAGATGAACGCCGCTGAATCGAGCTAACCAGAACATGGTAGGCAATGGGTTGCCGTTCGTCGATTCCGATGAATATCCTCAGCATAACGCCTCCAGTTTACGTTTCACGTGAAACACCACGTCTTCCCATGTATCGGTCTGTCTGATCAGCTGCACAGACTTGTGCCACGGCATATCGCCAGATAAGTGAAATCTGAATGAAGGGTTCTTCGGCACCAAGCACCAGCATTCTTTGCCCAGTGCGCCAGCCGCATGGACTGCCGTAGTCGTCACCGAGATCACTAGATCAAGCTCGTTGATCAGCGCCAATGTCTCATCAAAGTCTACGGACTTGTCGACAGCGCGGGACCAGTGCCTGACAGGATAGCCTTTAAGGTCTGGCTCCTTGTACTCAAGGCTGACAAAGGTATGAGGCAGATCAAACAATGGTGCCAATGTATCAAGGTCAATACTACGCTCAGCCTTGCCTGTATTCTTAAGGCCGCCAGTCCAAGCAATGCCAATCTTTAGGCCTGGCAGCGTCTTAAACAGCGCTTGCCACTGAATACACCGCTCAGGATCAGGCTTTAAATAAGCCGTGCCAGGGTAGGATCGGTGAGTTCGACGGAAGAAGCGAGGAAGCTCTCCAGCCGAAATGACGTAATCAGCCTCAATCCAATCTGTGATAGGAGAGCGCTCATCATAGCGCGTACCAAACGCCTCCACACCGAAAGAGCGCTCAAACACGCTCTGCAGGCGTCGATCGCATTCCAGAATAACCTGCTTAGACATCGCAGCAAGGTCAGGAACACACGAAGCAAACAGGATTTCATCACCGAGACCTTGCTCACCGTAGACGATAACCGTGGCGTTCTCTTGTCCTTCCCATTCGGGCAGACCAAAGTCACGCTTACATCTATGCTTGCCGCCCCATGAATGGGTGTACTCGTCCCATCCTTGTGCCCATTCGCGCATCATAAGCAGTGCCTGCGCCTTGTTGTCGTGCGCTGCCCGACTTGCTGGGTCTATGCGTAGGGCTTCATTGCATAACTTCACGCATTTCTCAGGCTCACCGCGTTTCAGGTGCATGAGAGCCTTGTTGATCATAGCGTGGTGGTTTTTAGGGTGTATGGCAAGGGCTTTCTCAAAACACTCCATGGCTCGTGCCGGGTAATCTATCTCCAGACACATACCCATATTATTGTATATCTCTGTCTGATTTGGTCTCAGCTGAGCACAGCGCTGGAATAGGTTATAGGCCAACCCAAACTTCTCAGACTGCATAAGGATATAGCCTTGGATGAACAGGGCCATATCGTTATCAAAGTCTTCTTCCAGAACCTCATTGCAAAGCTTAAGGGCGTATTCAGGATTGGCCTCTGCCAAATCCTTCGCCTGTAGTAATTTTTCCTGCATTAAATCCTGCCAGTGCTTGTTCTCAGGTATTGGTATTCACTGGAATTGAGTTTAGCTCGCACTTTGTTCATGTGCTCAGGATTAAACACGTCAATGCCTTCCTCGTTTCGCCACTTTTCTATGACGATCATTGGAATGTGGGCTGCGTGCCAGAAGCTGTCCTTCATTGTCTTCTGCTTGTAATCGCCGTCGTTATACAGAGCTTTGTTGCGATCAAGAATTGGCGCAATGTTTTGCACGCGCTCTATCGTAGTCTGCTTGGTTTCATGATCATATGAGTGATAGGTTGTAATGCCGGTAAAGGCATCGTGGTCAAGAATACGCTTTGTCATAACTCACCATTTAACCTTGTCTGCCCAGTAAGCCGCGCTCATCTTGCCTTTTTCGATATTGCTTGCATGACGCGCCTTGAACGATTTGCGACGAGCCGCCTCTGCTTTGCTCTCACCTTCACGGGCTGGTGACCCGGACACACCCTGCTGCCCGAAACGTATGGTCTTGATTTTTTCACCTTCTTTAGCCACCACAACATGAGACTTTGTAGGATGATTTGGGGTGCGTTTGGGTTTATTGAACCCCTCAACGCCAGCCCTTTCCAGTCGCGGGTCTTTCTTTTTCATATATACCTCTCATGGCTTAAAAAAGTGCTGTGTAAAGGCGAATTTCGGAGTAGGTTGCCGCCTTCCTAAGCCATTGCCCTGCTTATTTTAGGATCAGTAGATGGCCCATATGACCCGAATAGTCTAGGCGTCCCTAGACGATACGCAGCACAGCACTTTCGCAAAACATGGAAAAAAGGGGCCATTGCTGGCCCCTTATCGTCATCAAGACGTGGTGCAGTCAGTGACCTTGCCAGACGCCTTCTCGTTCTTCACGACGAGCGTGAATTCGGTCAGGAGTTGGGTACGGTCAGCATCGCCAGTCTTCGCAAGCGGGTTGGTTTCCATATCGCGCAGCGTGGCAACGCCCAAGTACTCCATGTCGAGCACGAGGACAGTGCGGTCACGCTGGAAGCGGTTTGGAACGATCTGGTGCTGGCCGAAGTCAGACACATACAGATCGGCACCTGCCAAGATTTCACCTTGCTGGCCTGGATTCACGTTCTTGTAGAGCGTAGCGATGTTAGCAAAGCTAGATGCAACGGTCTTGTTGAACGGGCCAACCATGATGATCTTGGGGTCGCCACCTTCGGTCCAGCACTTCTGGATTACATCGTTCAGCGAGGCGCGGGTAAACGTGCCTTGAACGGTGCTATCGGTAGGAGCAATGACCGTGCCGCTGGAGAAACCGGGAGTGGTCTGGGCGGTGCCAGTGCCAACCGACGTCTTGTTAGTGGCAAGCCACGACTCAAGAGAAGCCAAAGATCGTGCAGTGCCAGTGCCGCCAGCGCTTGAACCTTGGTTGCGGGTCAGAGCAAACTCCATGTCGCGCTTGATTTCACGGCCACGCTTGGCAAGCTGGTAGCTGAACTCATCAGCACGTCCAGCGGAGTTTACGGCACGTTGCGTACCAGAAACAGAAATTGTCTTGCTGGAAATCTGGCAATAGTTGCCAACACGGGTCGTAGCAACGAAAGTCTGCGCAGTTGCATCGTCACCTTCGATTCTACGGTTTGCTCCAGGCGCCTCAAGAGAGTCTGTCTGCCACTCATGATAAACAGCAGAAGCACGACTTTTGGCGGCTTGTGAAAGGAAAGGGGTGTCCATTGGGCTGATATCGTAAATGATATTGGCCAAATCTTCGCGGTTACCAATTGCTGAGAACGTGGTTACGGTATTAGTTGGAGCTGGCATGATTCAATCCTCGTTATTTCATTAAAGACCTAATTGCTGCTGCAGCCGAGTTCATGTCGCCTTTCTTCCTAAGCCGCTCTCGCATCTCTTTAATTTTGCGATCCGTGACTTCTGTGTGGGCTTTTGGCGTACCGGGTGAAGTGCTTTTCGGCGCAGACTTCACTTTCTTACCTGATATATCCTGATTTTGTATCTGGTCCCAAAGCATTGCCTTCCGAGCTAGAACCATCAAACGATGGTCGGAAATAGCATTCAGCTCTTGCTCGTTAAATCCCAAATTAGATAGCGTTTCAGCAATTTTCGGATACTCGCGCTGTACCGTTGCCTCATCTAACCATTCTGGAACTTTCTGCCTTAACTGCTCTTGCTCTTTCGCAAGATACTGCTTGTACATTTCAGTCCGTTCAGCCTCACGTTTAGATTGCAGTTTTTGAAACTTATCAACCTTTGCCTTGATGCGTTCGAACTTTTTCAGATACTCGTCTGGATCATATTCTCGAAGCTCTTTCGCTTCATCTGATTCAAGCCAGTCGACTTCGAGATTCATGACATCTCTAGCGTCATTCAGGTTTGCATCAATTTCTGCGATTTTTGCCTCAATGGACTTCCGTTGCTCAGAAAGCTGCATGGTTTTCTGGGTGTAGTCTTTACCCATCATGTAACCTTTCTGAAGCTCATCAAGGGTGACTTCTAGCTCCTCACCATTGACTTTGACTCTGTATCGGCCTTCTTCTGATCCTGTGTCGCCTTCGGCTGTTTCCTCAGGTTCGGCGTTTACTTCGTCTTGCTTTGCAACTTGCTCGCTCTCAGGTGCCTGATTAGGGTCTGGATTGAACAGTGCTCTCATGCGCGATACCGCGCCATCTACGTCTGTGGCTCCCGTCTGGGTTGGCTCACTCATAAAATTTTACCTCAAATTTACGACTTGTTTAAATTTCCGCTTAAGCTCGGCCAGCCGTGATTCAGCTAATTTCCCGTTCGTAATGCGGATTTTGAACTTGCGCTCAAACTCGTCTATAGCTTTCAGCTGGAGATACAGGTATTCCCGCTCCTCCTTTTGCTTAAAACTTGATGTCCTAATGTTTGTGTAGACAGTATTCCGCAACTCGTCAAGCGCGGCAACTATCATTGGGTCTTTAAGCAGCTGCCTTGCCCTCTCTGCTTCTGCTATCTGCTGCCTCAAATCAATCTCTTCGCTCATACCGTTGCCCCTGGCACGTTCTGGCCATATTTCAATTCAAGCTCAGTCAGCTTGGCAAGGTAGTTCTGCTCAAACTGCTGTTGCTTCTGCTGCATCTCAAGCATCATCCTTTCTGTCTCATATTGCTGCTTCTGCTGAGTATCAGCCAGTTTAGCCTGCGCTTTGATCTGCTCAACCTCAGCAAGCGGGTTTTGCAATTGAGCCTGCATCTGTTGGACCATGACGGTCAATTGCTCAACTTGTGCCTGCAGCAACTGTTGAGGCTGCTCTGGATTGTTAAAGTACAAAGCAG